ACGATACAGTGCGTTGGCAGGCTATATCAGCTATAGGACACGGCGGCTTTATGGGAGTTCTGGATCCACAGGGACAGATACTTTCAAGATCACCGTATTTCCAAGAGTGTGCTTCATTCAGCCGCAGCAAGGACAGGCAGGTATTTGCTGGTGGTATGTTCACTGATGGATTTACAGGCAATTTAGAATTCAACATAGATGCTGTGATCTCTACCACGAGATTAGAAGTCAGTGATCTTGATAGATTCCCACAATTGCCTGGATCATTTATTGTGTTTGACAGCGTTTATAGAATTAACTATGTCAGAGACTTTGTCTACGACAGCGCCGGCAGCACAGCCACATTCGTCTTAGACGAAACCACACCGTGGCCATTCAGTGTGTTCACCTACGATTCTGCCGCTTGTAGCAGAGATACTGGATTGATCTTAGATGGACTAGGTCGAGACATTGTATTAGGCACCAACTACTGGACTCGACAGAACGGATTGACCTATAGATTGAGCCAGAGTGTGGTGGTGTTACAGGATCAGCGAGCCATCACTCTAGAAGCCATTGAGTTTGTACATGACTCAGTGAATGATCTAATCGCTGCATATCCTACTATACAAACCACCGTGGATCTCAGCAATGCGGTAATCGCTGACATTATAACACGAGGACTAGCAGCCACGCCCACTTTGACATTTACCTTGCCTAGCGGCGTCAGTGTTAATGTAACCAGCGCCTATACACTGTTACTAGCCAACAGAGATTATGCCATTGCAGAAATACTGGGATATATCGCTAACCAAATATCTGTACCTACTGCTCCTTTTACAGCACTTGATACATTTGTGGCCAGTGAGATAGAATATCAGACCAGAAATGCTGTGGAAGCTGTGATACACGATCTCATCTACGGTGGCAATGTGGCCACTCGTACCAGAGCCTTGAAATTCTACAACAATCTCACAGGAGCAGTGATCACCGACTCTGCACTATCACAGGCCAAATCTGCTGCTTGGCACACCTATCTAAATTATCTGTTAGGCCAAGTGGCACAGAATCTAGCACCTGCTGTGAGTTATTCTGGAGTATCTAGAACCACTGGCACTGGTGCCACAGCCACAGAAGCTGCTACCATCAGTGGGTTAATGACTAACATGAGCAGCATCATCGCTGCTGCCAACTTCACAGCAGCACAGGCAGTGGTGGCCATAACTGAGCCTAGCTTTGTTGGATACACTGCCAATAACATTGCTGCTAGAACTATCATCCAAACTAATAAATCAACATTACAGGCAGCTGCTGTGACATATGTTGATTTCAATGGTAACAGATACGAACTGTTGATGCCAGGTAATAGATCAATGTTGTGCAACGACTTCACGCAGATCAACGACCTTGGATATGGTATTGTAGTGGCCAACGGCGGATTAACTGAAGCTGTGTCCATGTTCACCTACTACTGCCAGATTGCTTACTATTCGTTGACTGGTGGACAGATTCGGTCAGTGGCAGGTTCCAATGCACACGGCGTCTATGCCTTGGTGGCAGAAGGAGCAGATCCTCTAGAAGTACCTACTCCAACTACCATATATGAAGAACTTAGCCAACGTGTGGACTGTTACTTCCCCAGCGGCTCATATGCCAACGTGGCTGGTGGATTGTTGGTGTACGTGTATAATTATGAATACACCCCATTAGGTGGTTCAGAGCTTGAAGTACTACACTCATCAAACAACAGCATATATAGATACCCAGTGACTTCGGTGACTACCACTGATTTGCCAGCAGGGGTTGCAAGATTGAATCTCAGCACAGGCACAGGATCAGCCACTGAAGGGCTGTATGATGTCATACCCGATACAACAAAAATGACTCTGCGACAGCTGAGTCTCACACTACTCACCGGCGGATTGGAAGATGTTGCTGTAAGACCTTCCACTGGTCTTAAACTGCGTGAAACTCCAGATACAGTGTATCGTGTGCTGCAATTTAACACCTACACAGATTCTAATGCACCATATGAAATAGTCACCGCCCTTGCTTCACCTACTTTGTTTAATGTGTCACTGACTATTACAACCATTGCAACCAATGTGTGTACTACCAGTGGTAATCACAAATTGCGAGTAGGCGACAGAATCATTCCTCGCAGCACTGCTAATAATTTTGTAAGTGGCACTACCTACTACATACTCACACAACCCAGCTACAACACATTTACTGTGAGTACCAGTCCAGGCGGAAGTACATTTGTGTTGACCAACGGCGCTGGCTTGACCATCAAAGCTGTGAAATCACACAAGCTATTGGAAGCCTATTCCATAAGTTTTACCACCACAGGCACACTTCCAGCTCCTATGATAGTAGGAGAAACCTATTATGTGTTGCCCACCAACCTAACAGAAACACAGTTTAGTTTCAGCACACAGCAAAATGGTGTAGCAGTGAGTATCACCACAGCAGGCAGTGGTGTTCATTCATACAGCCCTGTGGGCATCACACTGACACAGACCAGAGAAAACTATAACTACATAGATCTCACTGTGTTCAATCCAGGTGAGTATATCACTGCCACGCCTGTAGGCACTGTGTGTACAATATCTGTTGCCAATCCAGCTGTGATTACGTTGGCCGGTCACGGATTTGTAGCTGGTGATGCAATAAAATTTACCTCAACTGGTGCAACCCCTACAGGTCTCAACGTCCTTGATAGATATTTTGTACTAGCTGCAGGACTAGGCGTCAACAGTTTCCGAATCTCAATTCAACTAGGTGGAGCTGCTGTGGAAACCACTGGTACACAAAGCGGTGTGCATAGTGTAGGTAAAGTCACAGGCAGTGTAGGAGAAACCACGTTTGCAGTGGTGGCTCTGTCCACTCAAGAAATCACCAGGGTGCAGGGCAGCAAGTTTGTGTATCAAGGCGAAGAGTACATAGTTAACACCTATCAGCCAGAAGCTGTGACCAACGAACCCTTTGGTAGAGTGATTCTAAATCGTGCATTGGTCAACGGTATCAACAATCTAGACAGTGCTTATACCATCAAGGCAGGTGTGCCTATACGTGGCAGCGGCAGTCTAGGCACATTAACCATACGTATTTCGTTGACTCGTGTAACAGGTCACGATCTACTTGAGATTGGTACAGGATCATACGCCGATACCAATTATCCTAGAGAAATTTATGGGCAAAGTGTTAACCCACTTAACCCAGACAACGAAACCGACGAACGTGATGTAGGTCGTTGCTTCTATGTAACCACTGACCAATTTGGTAATTTCTCAGTAGGACCATACTTTAAAGTAGACCAAGGCACTGGACAGGTCACATTCTCTAGTTCAATCGCATTGAGCAACCTCGACGGTATTGGTTTTAAACGTGGTGTTCCGGTAAGTGAATTCTCCACAGACAGCGGATTTACAGATAACGCCATCGACACTGTGCCTACTGAAAATGCCACACGCATCTACATAGAACGACGTCTAGGTATCACTCATGATGGTGCTTCATTGGCACTGGATAGATTGATCCCTATAACCACCGGTGGTTACATGGCACTAGACGGACAGCTGGGCATGAAGAGTAACATGAATCTTAACAACAATAAGATCATCAATGTCACCGATCCAACTGACCCGCAGGATGCCCTCAATCTAAGAAGTTTGACATTGGCCAATTTCCAGAACTGGTCGGGTTCCAATGTGCAGGGCGGCCAGTTCATGATCTTCACTGGTGTGGGCAATACATTGATCAATGCCAGCATTACTGGTGACTTGACCTTTGATCTGCGCACAGGTGTAGACTCTACACTAAACAATGTAGATGTGCAATTAAATGCTGGTGTGGTTAACAACGCAGAAGTAAATGCTGCTGCGGCAATTGTGCAGAGCAAGTTAGATATGACCATTGCCACTGCACAGGCTGCTGCTCCTAGTGGTTCCGCTGCTGCCATCCAAGCAGCCAGTGGATTAAGCAGTTTTAGCAATTTAGATTTTGATGTAACCAGTGGCCATGTCACACTCAAAGCCAACAGTGTGGTGTTGGGAGATCTTGCACAGCTAGGTCCAGATACAGTGATAGGTAACAGCGGTGTGAGCACAGCCAATGCTGCCGCAGTGGCATTTACCACTGTGGTTGACGAAGGGTTAGCTGTTAAGAAATCACAATACTCCACAGTGGGATTCTTGAGACGAACTGGTGCTACTACAAGCGCAGATGGTAACTTCGTAGTAGTAGCTGGATCGTCAGGTTCTAGTGCCAGTGTTGGAGCCAGTGAAGTCATAGTAAGAGACAGCAATGGTGATTTCGGTGGACGTACCATAGATGTATCTAACATTAAAATTGACACCAACTTGGCCATAGATACTGTGAGCACCACAGTCACAGACGGATATATTAGATACTATGGATTTGATAATTCCGGTGGCATCTTGATACAGACCAGTTCCAGTGTGGCAGCTAGTAGAAAAACCGCATATTGGAACAACAATCATGAATTCAAAACACAAAACGGTGTATCAGATGCGCCTATCACTGCGGTAGGTGCAATCACTTCTTCAGGAGCGTTGGCCATATCTGGAACAATTACTGGTGCCACCACTATTAGTGCCAGCAGCACTATAACCTGTACAGGGGTGAGTGTTGGTAATGCTGGAACACTAACTACTGGCGGAACAACTAATACCGGAACGATCACAGGATACTGGAGCCTAAGCTCAGGATCAAGAATGCAGGCCACATATGCTGCTGACCTTGCAGAATACTACGAAGGCGATCGAGAATATGAAGTAGGCACAGTGTTAGTGTTTGGTGGGGATAAAGAAGTTACTGTGAGTAATATCAAAGGTGACACTAGAGTAGCTGGTGTGGTATCTGATAACGCAGCATTTGCCATGTATGAAGCATGTCCTGGATTGAAAAATCTAGTTGCGCTTCAAGGTCGTGTGCCATGTAAGGTAGTTGGCAAAATACGCAAAGGAGATATCTTGGTAACATCAGGAATAGCAGGAGTTGCTGTTGCCGCTGGAGCTGACGTTAAAGTTGGCACTGTGGTAGGCAAAGCTCTAAAAGACTATGACAGTGATCACATCGGCACACTTGAAATAGCCGTGGGGAGAACATAATGCCTTTTAATTCAAATATAACACCAGGTCGTCCTCCCGTATTATGGAGTGAGGTCAATGATGCGTTTGTTAAAGTAAATGAAAACTTTGACATACTGGTTGCGACTATAGGAAGCGGTAGTGGGTTGACTCCCATAGATTTTACTTCGTTAGACACCAGTGTCAAGCCCACCACTGATAATCTACGTGATCTAGGCGATATCACTCATAAATGGCGAGCAGTGTTTGCCGGAGAACATACCACCGTAGATCCATTAAACGGCTTTTGGGCAGGCAATGCACAGGTCAAAGGTGTAGGGTATACTATAAATCTACCAGATAATTCCACTGTGGGTGGGGATCCAATTACAGGTATTGGTACTAGTCTAATCATCGATCCAGATAAAACGTTCTTCAAAGAAATACAGGTCAATAATGATCTTTCAGTGGTAGCTACCACATTCGGCGACACGGTGAATTTCTTGTCAGGTTCGGGCGTGGGTCTGGCAGTGAGTTCGGGCGCAGACTCAATTACATTCTCAAACACTGGCATACTCAGTGTCACAGCTGGCTCAGGTATCACAGCTGCCACAGCGAGTGGTGTGGCCACAATAACCAATGCTGGAGTGCGTAGTCTACAAAGTACCACTGCGTTACCTGCAGGTAGAAGCACAGGCGCAGGCGTTAATATAAACGGCGCAACTGGCGACAACTTGAGAGTAACTAACACCGGTGTCATAAGTATTTCATCTGGTGTAGGTATAACTGTGAGCTTGGATGCTGCCTCTGGTGATGTGACTATTACCAACTCAGCACCTGCGGTAAATGCATTTACACAAATTGAAGTCAATGGTGATAGTGCAAATAGATTAGCAGCTGATGCTGCCAGTGACGTGTTAAACATCACCAGTGGTGACGGTATCACACTGACTAAGACTGTTGGAACAGACACATTGACCATTGCAGTTAATCCAGCATTTGATCTTAAAGGTAGTGTATTCGGTGATGACAGCTCAGTCATTGTCAATGCCATTGATAGAGTAGTGACTGCTGCAGGGGGATTTATTGGAAACCTAACTGGAAATGCTGATACCGCTACATCAGCAACCACAGCAACCACAGCAACTACTGTGACACTGGTCGCAACCAATACAACAGCAGCCCTACATTATATTACATTTGTTGACACAGCAACAGGCAACGAAAATGTAAGAACAGATACTGACCTTACTTACAATCCAAATACAAATACCTTAACCGCAGGAACGCTGGCCACAGGATCGTTGACTATTACTGGCAGCACCATCGGTACCACAGACTCCAGCGGTATTGTCGTTAATGAGTTGACAACATTCAATACAGATGTCACTGTAGAAAACGATCTAGACGTTACACAGCAATTGCGTGTGCAAGGCAGCAGAGTTATTAATATAACAGAATTACAAGCCATTGTGGCAGCAAGCACAGACTTTACTGCATTTAAAACAGCAATAGCTGGTTTGGTATAATTGGAGCGATAAATGGCAAAACAGAATATCAATGTAGGTACCGCAGCTAACGACAAGAAGGGCGATAGCCTACGAGCTGCCTTTGTAAAAGTCAATGCAAACTTCACAGAACTTTACACTGAACTGGGATTGGTCAACGATGTCACCCTTAGTCTAGGGGCATTTGAATTTGCGGGCAGCACACTGAGCACCACAGACAGCACTGCCATTGTAATTGATCAAGCTGTCACAGTCTCCAGCGATTTAACTGTTGGTGGGGACATTGTGCCGCAGACTGCTCTTGGTGGCGATCTAGGTTCAAGCACACTGCCTTGGCGTAGCCTGTATGTCAGCAACAACACAATTTATATTGGTGGCACAGCAGTAGGCCTAGATGTCAGTGGTAATTTGACCACAGGTGGCACCGTGGTTGGCAGCACACCAGCCTGGACCAATATCACAGGCAAACCCTCATTCGCTACAGTGGCTACTACAGGTGCCTATGCTGACCTAACTGGCAAGCCAACTATACCTACACTTGTAAGTCAACTATCTAACGACAGTGGTTTCTTAACTTCAGTTGGTAACATCAGCAATATACAAAGTGAAGGTAACATCAACATTGAAGTTAACCTAACAGATAGCACTAAACGCATTTGGCAGTTTGGGGAAGATGGCGATTTAAGATTCCCAGATGGCACCAATCAAACCACAGCCTGGACAGGTAGCACAACAGTATCAAGCCTAGTCAACGGTGCTAGCACAGCAAGTTTAGGATCAGATGGTGCATTAACCATACCCGGAGATATCCTCAGCAACGGCAACATCAACATTGACATCAACCTCACAGACTCAACACTGCGCAGATGGCAGTTTGGTGAAGATGGTGATACTGTGTTCCCTAATAATGTATCTATTAATTACAGCGGCGGCAATATTCAGTTTCCTAGAATTATTGCAGACAGTGGAAAGGCATTCAGCGTTCAAGGGAAAGGCACAAGTGGATCTGCGGCACTGTCGTGGACTGTAGATCCTGACGCGGCAGGTCAGTATGCGGCTGTCGCTGTTAGCAAAGGTGGGGGAGACAATCTTGCCAAGGTAATACTACAAGCACAATCTGATTCAGGTGATGTTGGGACTGTGAAACTTTGGAAATTTGATGAAACTGGTATACTGACATTACCTCAAGGTGGTGTTATTGATGAAACGCCCGCCGTCGAAACACTTACTCTTGTAGGTGCTGGACTAGCCGTGGTAAATCAAACCTACACCAAAACTAGCCTCACACTTTATACAGGTAGTAATGGTGTAACTATTGAAGAAATCAGTCCTGGGGTTTGGTTTATTATTCAAGGTGGTGATACAAAATACTCATCAGCTGATGACCTAATTACTTGGAGTAACAGCACAGGAGGATTACCTGTTCCTACTGGCACAATTAACACACTACCTGAAACTGTTAATATCACAGTTGGCACTGAAACATGGGCATTTGGCGGAGATGGTAGTACAACATTGCCAGGTGTCCTAGTTAACAGCACAGTGGTCAAAGACGGTCCAGCACCAAATACCACAGGTGTTGCTCAATCACTATCCGCTAATTTTGAAGGGGATTTGACTGGTCTAACTGACAGCACATATGGTCCGTTTACACTAGATGTAGTGACATTCAGTATCGTAGTATTTGGCGGGGTACTATCTGGTTTCAGTAATATTACTGTTAGCGGCGAATCTGTTGTTAACGCTGTGATAGGCACAATTGACAGCGGCGAATTCAATGGCGTCGCAGCAGGTACCACCATCACTATCACAGTTGCTTCAGTAGTACAACCAACACCCACAGCACTGGATCTAACTAAATCCGTCAACAAACTAGCAGAAGGCTTATACTCATTAGCCGACGGTGTTGAAGGACAGATCATGTATTTGGTTCTACGAAATGGCAGTGTTCCAGCTAACGTAGCTGTATCAGTTGCTAATAGTCGTATTACTGGAATATCGTATATAGGCGGCAGCACATT